AAAGTAAATCGCATACACGCAACAAGCGTGTCACTGTGGTAAAGACCGTAGTGAATGCCGGATCCATTGCCTCCTTGCGGATGGTAACGGTCATAAAACTTCCTGGCATCCAGTGAGTCAACCTTACGTAAAGCACACTTCCTTGCCATCAACTTGCCTTTAGACTTGCCCACAGCATTTCTGAGCAACCTCCGGATAGCAAACTCGTGTTCTTCCCATTCCGACTCAAAAATAGTGATCAAACGGATACCGAGATCCTGACAAGCTTGATGCTTTTGAACATGCTTACGCTTGTTTTCCAACTCGTCTTGGGCACTCTCATGGGAATGCCAATACATCCCGCAATATTCAACGGCCAGACGGTGTTCAGGCAGGTAGATATCAAGTTCTTTACCTCCCAGTATTTTTCGGCTTCGAATTTCAACCGGGGTGAACATTGACAAAAAACGCCCGATCCTGTCTTCTTGTTTTGAGAGTATGTGTCCACATTGCGGACACCCGTGGGCACGCTTTAGGTGATGTTCCGCTGTTTGAGTAAAGACGCCATGCTCTTTACAGCGAATCTCAAGTTTTGATCTCGCACCTAGGTAAACTGTACTGTTGTAGTCGTACCGATCTCCGTGGACAGTCAAGGCTTCCTCAACAAAACGGTCACCAAAGACTCGTTTTTTGGTATCTGCGGTTTTCTTCGCGGCACTCGGAATATTAATTCTTTTTCCACGGCTCAAGGCTCCGCAAGAAGGACAGCCTTGTTTTTCGTACAGGTGCTTGAGAGGCGTAATCAAAAAATCCCCGTGATCCACACAGGTCACCGTGACTTTTGTGGTCATGTTGATGTATTGCGTTCTGTCATAGCCATAGCGGTTGTTATGCGCTTCTGTGGATCTTTCAACAAATTCAACAGGATCCATGCGTCGAGATTGAATGCGTTTTTCTTCACCACATTGAGGACACCCTGCACCGTTCTTGCGGAACTGTGCTGAGTACTGTTGAAAGACGCCGTGCTTAGGGCAAACAATCCCCGTCATGGGCTTTAAGGCTGAGACATAAACCGCATGAGAGAAGTCGTAACGTTGACGTACAACGTCAGGGAACTTTTCAATAACTTGTTGGGTGGTAAGCATAACGATTTTTCTATATATAATGTTACTTATTATACATGATATTACCGGTTATGCAAAAAGAAAGGCCGCCCAAAGGCGGCCTCTCGCAATCAAGCTAAGTGCTTGATTTTATGCAGCTCCAGGGCTTCCAAAGAGGCCTCGAGGATCACTAAACCCAAACGAGTACCGCTCACGCGCTTTGTACCTTACGTTACCTGTGTCGAAGTCTCCTTCGAAACCAGTGCGCATGGCCACACGCTCAAACATCTTCATGCCGTTGGGTGCATCGGTCTTGATGAACCATGCATCCACGTCGGTCAGGAAGTGATTGACCACATAGCCCTGCGGCACCATGCCCATGTTTTTGATGGCATTGATGTCGTTGTCTGCCGTTCCAACACGCAGCGTGGACTTCATAATGCGATCAGCGGTAAACATGAGCTCTTTCGGGATGAGCAACTTCAGACCCTGAACAGCGATCTTCAGGCCACGTTCATCGGTGAACGCTGCAATGTCGATCAACGCTTGTTCAAGCGAAGTTTCCGAAAGGTCAGCAGGGGTAGCCAGCTCGTTAGCCAGATCAGGACCGCCAAGGGTCGGGTGATCAAGCGCGCACAAGGGCTTGCCGTCGCCACCAAGCGAGGTGGTGAAAGCGCCGTTGAGCACCGCAGCAGCTTTGATCTGCTTGGTTTGTGCCATGGAACGAGCCAAAGCCTTGGTATAACGCGCTGCAAGACGGTCGTAGAGGTTGTCCTCAACGGCTTCTTCAGTTAGCGAGAATGCCAAAGCGATGGTTTCGTGGGTGTAGCGAGCGGTGTAAACCTCTTGCGCGTTGTCGTATGCGACACCAGCGCCTTCAGTCTTGACCGGAGCCTCACCAAACCCGGACTCCATGACTTCCTCTTCAAACGCACGATCAGAAGACTCGACAGAATAGATCTGCAAGTGTTCATTTTCGTAGTTCTTATACTCCAGGCCAAAAAGAGCGTTGAGTCCAGGCTCAAGTTCTTTAACCAGTTGGGCACGTGAAATTGCCATGATTCAGCTCCTTAAACGCCTGCCACGCCGCCACTGCTGTAGCTGTGGTTGTTAATCTTCACAACGAGTTGGGCGTATGCGCCAAACTCATTGCCCGGATCGGCATACAAGCCAATGATTTTCAGGGTAAGACCTGCTGTGTTGGCAGGGGCACCGCTGGTCGTCATGGCTGATTGGCCAGTGGTCGTACTACCTGATCCATAAGCCACATACACGTTCTTGCCAATGTCTGTCTGGGCAATCGCGGTACTGTCAGCTTGGATCAAGAACAACTGACTGGGGTCATCAACAATGTCAGCCTGAATGTCAACGGTGTACGCAGCATTCGCGATGAACTTGTTGGACCAAGTGGGCTTGCCAGTCACGGGGTCATTGTAATAGCACCCATTAAACACACCAACCGAGGATTGGGTGTTTGCGCTGACGCGCTCGATGTAACCAGCTACGATTCGGACTAGGTCACCCTGGTAAATATTGGTGGCGTAGTCCTCTTTGATCAGGTAACCGTATTGCTTTTGCGCCCCTGTTGCGGACAGGTTTCCGAGTGGACGCATTCCAAAGGGCTTATTGGTATTAGCCATTTGTCGTTCCTTTCAAAAGAGTTAAGTTTCAGCCGTTGGACGGCTGCCAAACGTCGTGCGAGAGCGGCGTTCAGGAGCGTTGATGCGCATTGAATCGTGCGCGTTAGATTTCAACAGCTCGTTGTCGATCGCTCTTTGTTGATCGCGTGCTCGGCTTTGGTAATACGCGTTGCGTTCCTGAACGGTTTCTTCGGGGATACGGGCGAGGACTAAAGCACCTACGCCAATTACACCTGCGTGTCTGCCGTCTTCAACCGATGCGGAGGTGAAGTCAGGATGCTCATCAGCCCGCACGAGTTCATACCCTTCGCGCAGTTTGGATGTGATGTTCATCCGATCATCGAATCCCATCGTCTCGCGACGAATCCAGCGGTGCTTGTACCCTTCCGGTGCCGGAGGAGCGTCTAATTTAGAAGGAGGGGCCCAGGGCTTGCGGCGCGCAGTTTTTTCACGAGACACTGCTGCTCGTGCTTCACGGCGTAATTTCGGCAACGTGGTTGCAGAAACTTCTGTGGTTTGCTCATGTTCCATGGTTTATTCCTTCACGTACTTTGCGTATTCCTCAAGCGGAACACCTAGTTTCTTGGCAATTGCGACCTGACTCGGGGTCAGTTTCACAGTGCGGCGTGCAGATTGATTAACGCCCGAAGAGCGCGATGCAGGTGCAACCGTTTGCACGGATCGGTTGACTGAACGATTCATACTAGCAGATTGAAACTTTTGTGGGAAGCTTTCGCGAATCCTGCGATCAAGTTCGTTGTAATACTCATCACTTTGAGGGTGAAAGTTCTCTTGCGTCACAAGTTGGATATGAATCCCTCTTGCAGCTGCCGTCATCGCAACGTCTCTGCCAAACCACTCATTTCTCTCGGCCCAGTCTTCTGCACGTGGGTCGACTTGAGCCTGTTGCCGAGCAGCTTGAGCCTGTTGGACAAGCTGTTGCTGCTGTTGTGCCCAAGCTTGTTGATGAGCAGCGAGCCGTTGTTCGGCGGCTTCTCTTCCTGCCTCTGCCTCACGCAAGCGTTGCTGTTCAGCAATAATTGACATTAGACGTTCTTGAGCTTCTGTCTCAGTGTCAAGATCTCCCTCTTCACGTGCCTTTTTGACAATTTGCTTAAGTGCTAAGACTTGCGTCTCAACACGACCTTTTGCTTCCCCGAGTCGCGCACCATCGGCATGAAGCAACTGTTGTTCAGCCTGGGCCATACGGGTCTGTACCTGACGCGCATAGTCGAGGGCTGCTTGCTCACGGCGCTCGGTCTCGCGCAGTCTCGCGGTCAGCTTATCGATGCGCTTCTGAACCTTGTCGCTGTACTGATCAAGATCCTGGCTTGTAGTTTGATGCATTTCAGCAGCAGGTGCTTGCGATTTTTCAAGTTGCTCTGCCGTACCATCCTCGTTAATAGCAACAGTGGCAGGCTCTTCGTCTTCGCCAAGCTTAAATTCAAGTTGTTCATTAGCCATAAAAGTTCCTCTACATGTGGACGATATCTTGGGGATCGTTGATCACGCCGAGCACTTCGTCATCATTAATGAAACGAATCTCGCCGCCATCAATCGGGATACGAGCACCGGCATAGCGCCCAAAGATGATCCATTCACCTTCCTTGCACCACGCACCGTCAGGAAACTTTTCCTGGTCGTAGTAGGCTAAAGGACCCATCTTTAGCACATAGCCAACGGTGGTTGCCACCTGAGTGCGCTTTTGGGTTTCATCAGACAAGGCAATCCCACCCCTGGTTTTCTGTGCGCCGCGATAAGGCAGGATAGCGATGCGCCACCCCGTAGGCTTGGGCAATCGATCAAGGACCGAGCCTTCGATCAACTGCGGATCGAAGTTTCCTTCCTTATCGTAAGCATCGTCCAACGCGGGCTTGCGCTGGGCTTCTTGCTCCTGCCACTTCTGTTCAAGTGCCGTCAATGCCATCAGAGATTCTCCTCTCGCTCGTTTAAAAGATCTTTGACCGTGACCTCAACAAGCTTGAGTGCCTCTAAGCGACCCATCAGAAAACGATATCGTTCCATATCAGGAACCGATCCGTTAAGCACGAGTCCTTCCGTGCTCTCACGTAGTGTTCTAATTTCTCTCAGTATGCGTTCGACTAAGTCAAGCATGGTCACAGTCCATGAAAAAGCAGGTGGTTTAGCCCCCACCAGAAGGGCAGGCATCAGCAAATACGGGTTTGCTTCTTCCGCATCACTTTGCCCTGGCCACGGGCAGTAACAAGACCGCCCTTCTTATACCCAGCTTCTTGATAGGCTTCGTATTCACGAGCCTTCTCGGGCACTTCTTCCATCATCTTGCGTCCCTCTTTGATCTCGTCCCGAGAGGCTTTTGCCATTGTGGGTAAGACCTTGGACATAATGTCTTTCTCACCTTCAATGCCTTTGCGCGTCATTTCACGCGCTTTTTCCATCTTGGCTTTTTCACTTGCAGTAGGCTTTCGGTATGTCGAAGGCATGATTAACGCTCCTAGTAGATTTTCACAGGACGATTGCCGTCCTTTTTCTTGACCGTCATAAACGGACCCTGCACCCCAGCAGGCGTACTGCCCGCTTTGTACTTACGTGGCTTGCCTGCGGTGCTGTAGGCAATAGCAGCGGCTTGCTTAATCGCGTCGCCTTTGTTTTTTGGCTTGCTGGTCCCAATGGAACCCGTTTCCTTGTACTTCTTGATCATCTCGCCGATGTTGCTTGAGATGACCTTCTGGCTTTTGCCTTGTTTAAGCGGCATTTCGATCTCTCCGTTGATTTGCCAATTGAACCTGCTGCGTGCGACGCGCATTTTGCTCCATCAGGCTTGCGCGCTCGCGTGCAACGGTTGCTCGTTCAGCCGCAATGCGCTCTTGCGATTGAATCCGTGCCTGATTAGCCATCATGTTGGCCTGGGTGCGCTGCTGTTCCATGGCAAGACGCTGGCGGTCAAGTTGCTGCTGCGCTTGATCGTTTTGTGCGCGAATCTGAAGCTCTTTTTCCTTCAACATGACTAACGGATCAGGGCCCTGGCCTTCGCCGCCCATCAATTGCGCTTGTAGCGCCTTGGCTTCTTGCATAAACGCTGCAACTTTTAATGCAATCATTGCTTCGCGCTGTAACTCAGAGACCATGCGGTCTGGATCAAGGCCATAGGCCGCAAAAAGCTCTGCTTCCGTCGCCTCTTCCGCCTTCAAACGCACATGCTCAAGGATGTGCTTTTGCAAAAGCATTGCAGCCATTGGTTGTGTCTGCACCATGGGGGAT